AAAACAATTACAAAGAAACAGACAATTTATCATTGAAGAAGTAAATGGATATATTAAAGATCGTTGGTTTGCATTTGATGGAGATAAATGTAAGAGAGATATTGGTCTTATCTTAGATGCAGTTGCTAACGATGTATTAACAGGTGCTAACTTCAATGCAGTATTTAACGGACTTGCATATAGAATTGGTACGGTCGGTGCTGATGCAGTAGTTAACGAACAATTATCAGAAACAGTTAAAGCGGTTGAGTACGCAAGAGATATTACTGTTGCTGCTGTTACTGATACAACAATGAAACAAAGAACATTGGATTCATTCAATGAAATCATTGATATCATGACGAACGGTTCAGGTAATGCCGATGTAATTGATTACACATCAGTATCACCAAGTTTCAACAGACTTAATGCAAGAAACCAATTACAAAATAACAAAGCATTCTTACAAGCTGAAATCACAGCTTGGCTTGCAGTAAATAGACCGTCACTAACATACGATGTTGCTAAATGTGAAAGAGATTTAGGATATCTAATTGATGCAGTTTCATTTGATGCTCAGTTTGGTGGAAACTTTGCTACAATCAATGATGCAAAACTTTACTTTGAAAATGCGGTATCAGTATTACCAGTTGACCAAAGACAACCTACAGCAGATGCATTTGCTCATATAGGTGATTGTGCTGAATTAATTTGTTTAGATACAGACATCGGTGGATTGAAATCTGTAGGTAATGCCTTAACTCAAAATATCACAGCAGGTTCAGCAGGAGCAGCAATAGCCGCTGAAGTGGAAGGATTATTCGATATCGTTGCCGGTTCAATTGAAAATAATACATTACTTATGAATCCTATTCAAGTAGGACCTGATGTAACTGCATATAATGCAACTAATAGCAATGCGGTTTCTGAAATCCTCGGTGTTAAGAAAACAGTTCAAGATGGTGTAATAAGTCATCTATCTAAATTCTTTGAAATATTACCATACAACGAAACAAAGTGTCGAAGAGATGTTGGTTATATTGTTGATGCAATTTCACATGACATTCAATACGGTGGAAATGCGGCGACAGTAAATACACTTAATATGTATTTCACAAACGGTATTAATACAGGTTTACCAATTGAGCAAAGACAAAAAACAAAAGATGCATATTTACATATGTCAAAAATTATTGAACATGTTGTTGGCGGTAAATCAATTACAACAACTGAATTCCCAAGAGAGAAAACATATTGGACAGGTGATAGATTATTAGCAAACGAATATTGGAATGGTATTCTTTCTTATCAAACAATAGAAACTCAGGACTTTGCGGTACATGGCGCAAACCCTGATACTTGTATTGCTACAAGACAACTTGCTGAAATAATTGCCAACGGTGTTGATGATGCAACAGAAGTTCGTAACACAATTCCTGAAATAATTGATATTCAACAAACTTGGATGGGTACTAATTATATCACATCTAAAGAATTGGTTGAAAGACAGGCTGATAACTATTCAGAAGGTGTAATCAATTACTTATCTACAACATTCAACGGTTTAAGTTTCCCTGAAGCAAAATGTAGAAGGGATGTTGGGTATTTAATTGATGCGGTATCACATGACGTTCAGCATGATACAAACTATGCAACAAGAATTGCTGCTCAGAGTTATTTTGAAAATGGACTATCTGTATTACCTGCAGATACAAGAACACAAACTGCTGACATTTATCAGTTCTTAGGAGATGCGGTCGAGCAAGTGGTACAAGAAATTCCTGTAACGAATGCAAGTACATATACTTTATTACAACAGAACACCGCAGGTACAGCCGCTACAGCTACCGAAGGAACAAGAGTTCACGATTTAATCGGTTATGTTGAAACTGCTATACGTGAAAATGACCTTGACCAATTACCTGCACTATCTTCAACAGCAACATGGCCTGCGGCTGAATTAACAGCAGCAGCAATCACTATTGACGATAATTCCGAAGAACTTGCTTCTGATGTAACTGAATATATTAATAACAACTTTAATGTATTGGATTACAACAAAGCAAAATGTAGAAGAGATGTTGGATACTTGCTTGATGCATTCAGCTTCGACTTGAACTTCGGTGGTAATACTGCTTCAAGATGGAATGCTGATTTCTACTTCTGGAATCAAATATACAGATTGCCTGAAGATCAAAGAATTCCTACAGCAAAATCATATCGTCAGTTAGGTAAAATTTGTAAAGATATTGTAATTGGTGAATACCCAGGACAAGTAATACTTGGTGAATTAGGAACAGAAGAAGAAAGCAATAAAGTTGTAAAACTTGCTGATATATTCTATAAGACACAATTGTATAATGATACTAAGTACTTACCAATTAAGGAAGAACCAGATTATACATACAGCCAAGGAACATTCACTGATGCTCAAAATATCATTGAGCAAAGGAGAAAAGCTTTACAAAAAGATACTGTAAGATTTGTTAATTCTTCATACGACTTCATTGATATTAATCTAACAAGACGTGATGCAAGAAACTTATTAACAGCAGTAATGAACGACTTCAAATTTGAAGATCTTCAAGTAAGTTCTCCAAGCTATACAACAAACGGTAATCAAAATGCTGTAAGAACATTTACATCATCATTATTCAATTATGATGGAACACATGTATTCCCAGTATTCAATCCATCTATTTCAGGATTGAAATATAAAGGTTCAGTTAACGATGTTGCTGACTTAGCATCATTAACAGGAATGAAACCAAATTGGGCTTATATTGTTGCGACTGATTATTCAACAAACTATTATGCAGGAGATATATATTATTGGAATGGAATTCAATTCGTCAATGCAGGCGCAAATGATACTTCATTATTAGATGCCTTTACTGGTGCATGGGATAGAATGAGAACATATCTTGTAAATAACCTATCACCTGATGGAGATCATTCTGCAATGATAGAAGGATTGTTTAACGATTGTCTGAAAGATAACGTATTAAGACCTAATACATTAACGTTCGGATCATTGGTTGAATCCATTGCCCACCAGTTTAACGGTGCTTCTGCTGGTGTTAACAGAAATGCGTTGCCTCTAAACTTTAGAAACTTAGGACAACCAATTTCTGCTATTGCTTCTGTACTGAATGAGGATGGCGGTAGAATTCGTTGGTCAGGTGCTGACGAATTAAACAACCAATACTTCGCAAGAGGATTAAGAATCAACGGTAGGACCGGTAGAATTGAAGGAAGACCATTTACATCTTCTGTAAGAAAACTCGCAAGAAGAGCTTCGAACAGTAGAGCTGTAGTTTAATTAAGATTAGGAATAAAAGAAAATGCCAATAACAACAATTACAACTTCTCAGGCACCTGACGCAAAACCAGTTGCTAAGAATTTGGTCCTATCGACTAACTGGCAGGAAATCATTAATGTACCAAATTATGAAGTTCCTGAACTAGTATTCGGTGGGTCCACAACTGTCGAGCCAGGTGTAGGTGAAATTATTTCGCCTTTAGTGTTATGTAATACAACAGCAAATACAGTGAATGTAGATGTTCAGGTATATCGTTACGATGATAATATTACTTATTATATTCTTCGTAACTTACCAGTACCTGGATATGATACTATTCCTGTTCCTCTGAATG